GTGTTCTTCTTTGTAGTGTCCGCCTTGTGTGAGTATGTCAAAGAAGTCGCGCATTACTGACGACCTAAGCGCAGGAAATGTCTTGCGGACTATTGTTATAACCGTTCCGGCACTTCTGTTCTTGTAGCATAGTTCGATAAGGCTCTGACAGATTGAGTACGTCTTGCCCGATCTTGTGCCGCCTTGGTGTACTTGTATCTTAGCCTTAGACTTTTTAACGTGGTAATATGTACTCGGTTGCTTCAAGAAGGTCTATTAAATTTAAGCATATTTCTTCTAAATCTAAGCCGTCTTCATTTTGTAGAATATCGGGGTACATGCCATTAGTGTACCATTGATTCACAATTTGCAACACCTCTAATTCGGTTAGCTTTTTTTGTTCTATTATATTATTCATCGTCAAACCATTTGAACGGCTTCGGTTCGTTTACTTCTATTTCTTGCTTCTCTACATAGCCTCGGTGCTTGCCTTTAGTCTTTAGATAGAAGATAGTGCTACTCGGTATCTTGTTTTTGATTTGCTGATGTAGTGAACTCTCTGCAAAGTCTATCGCGCTTTCTTGTATGTCCTTAACCGCATCTCTGTATTCTTCGTCTTCTTCTAACCAACGGTAGTGTGTGCGCCTTGATATGTTGCACGCTTTAGCGGCTGTGCTTACTACTCCAAGTGAACGCTCCAAAGCTTCTAAAAATTCCTTTTTATTGTGTGCCATTTGTTACTTTTCTTAACGCTTCCAATATAACTCCGCCGACATACTGGTCTTCGTCTTTTAAGTTAGATATAATATCAAAAGCAATGTCGTAATCTTCTTCTTCAAACTCAATTTTAATACTTGGCTTTTTAGGCTTTTCTTTTGTTGGTTCTTCTTCTTCCCATAAATCAAGCCCCCATTCATTTAAGTCAGTAACGTCCCATTCGTTAGCAAGTATATCCCAATCCCAATCTCCAAAGCTTAGATTGTCTTTAATCATGAACTCGTCGCGCTGTGCTTTCGTCCAATCGCTAACGTCTATAACGTCAACCTCTCGGTATCCTAATTCTTTAAGGACAAGTAGTCGCATATTACCGCCCAACACATAACCGTCCGCTACCACTAAAGGGCGAACAGATAACATTTCGGGGAATGCCTCAATCGAGGACTTCAGCTTCTTGTACTTCTCCTTGTTCAGACTTCGCGGGTTGTGCGGATCCGTCTGGAGTTGGCCTATCGGTCTTTTGGTTTTCTTGATGTTCATCAACTGATTTTAAAACAGCCCTAAGCAATTCCAAGAAAGGCTTGTTTGCTACGGCTAAGTCTAATATGATATTCGGGGAGTCGTTGTTGTGCGACTGTATCTTGATAACGTTCTTGTGTCTTGAGATTAACAAGAAGTCGTCGCTTGTGTTTATGTTCTTATTTGCTTGTCTGTGTGCCATCTGATTCTGTTTCGCATGAAGATTCGTAGACCTTCAATAATTCAATATACATATTCTTATTGCATGACGCACATGACGTCAGCTTCATTTTCTTTTTGAAGACTTCCTCGTAGAGCTGATAAAACCCTTTTGCGTTTTGTTTGCCTAAGTTCTGACCGGAACGGTAGGCCGGTTGTAGTACCTCTTTGAAAAACGTCATTTGTTCTGACGTCATTTGTTCAATGTCGCGATAAGGGAACATTTTGTTAAGTCGCTCGCGGCGTTCGTTACAACCGCAATCTTCGCCGAAAAATTTCTTCACGACTTTTTCTACGCCTGTTGCCTTAGTTACTTTTTGTATAGTGTCGCCTAAGCCCTTGCTTTTCTTTTTCATTTTGTATGTATGTTCTGACGTCGCGGATTGCACGGTACAAAGTGTTGCGACTTATTCCCGTTTCTTTTGCTAATGAGTTAAGCGAGTGCTTGTCGCCGTAGTATATAGCAAAGCAGTTTTTTTCAAACCACTCAACGTCTTCAAGCTTCTCGTCTATAAATTTAAGCAATACCTCGTTCCACTTCTTTTGGTCTATCTCGTCTAACTTGTGAAGGTGTCGCAAATGTTCGGCCGCTTGTCTGTGTCGTTCTGTCGGCTTTCTATATTTGTAGTGGTAGCGACTTGTGGTGCTTCTGTAATTGTTCACGCAAAGTCGTATGATCCAAAACCGCATTTGATTCTTTGCAACAATAGCGTTCATCTTTTCGCGGTTAGCCGTTAAGACGGCAATAATAACTTCGTGAGCTAAGTCTTCAAAGTCAGGGTAGCGTGCTTGCGTTATTACCTTAGCAATCTCAATAATTGCGTCATAGTTTTCGCGTATGTACTTTTGAACCACCTCTAAAGTTTACAAAAGTTTCTTCACTTCCGCTTGGTAGTGTTTTATTTTTTCTAACAACCATTCGTTAGTAAGTCGGGCCGGTTGGTTGCTTTGGATCACAAGCTCATCTGCTAACTCTGCTCCAAGGTTAAGTGCAAATTGATACTGCTCACCTCCGCGAAATCCGTTGCACCGTTTACACTGGGGCTTTACGTTATCTTCGTTCCATCGTGTTGCGTACTTTCCTCGGGATTGAAAATGGCCTGCGTCCACTTCCTTCCAATTTTTACTTACACCACAAGTGAAACAAGAAACGTAGCCGGCGTGATCCGCGTCCTTCATTCGGACGTATTGACTAAATACTTTGTCTAACTTCTTGACAAGTGTCGAACGCTTTACAGGCATAAATACAATACACCAAGCAAAGCAATAACGGCTTCATTTACTCTGACGCCTTGAGACATATAATACTCGACGCCTATGTCTACAAACGCAAGTACAACCATTGCTATAATTAAACCATCCATATAAGCATATATACGAAAGGTTTAGTTTGTTTCCAAATTAAATGTTGTCTATGCGTGAAATGCTTCCGATCCGTATGCAATGGTTTTTGAAACGTAGCCATGGCCACAACAATGTTTGCATTTTACTGACTCAGCTTCATTTTGTATTCCCTTAAACAATCTGTATGCTATAATTCTATCGTGTTCAGTTGGTTTGATACCTAACCTTTTAGCAGAGTAAGACAACAGATAATAACTGAAACGCATTTCGGGAAATAATGCTTGCCCATTCCAATGCTTTTCATCTTCCCTTGTTACAAAAGCCGCATAGCTTTGGGATTTGTTAAAAGGAGATTCACCGTAATATTTAGCCTTTAATATTCTTCTAAACGTTTCCGGTTTTACTTGCGCAAAATACAATTGGCCTCCTGAATCTATTTTCTTGACTTTATTTTTTTTAGCCTTTTTCATCCTGCTCTGTTTTTTCTTCTGTTGAATTTGGGTGCGGTATGTGCTTCCATCTTCCTCTCTCGTCGGTGTCGTCTTCTTTTAGGTTTAAATCATCCGACAACTTTTTAAGTATGTCGCGTTGTTCGTCAGTCATGGGTTCGACTGGTTTATCTCTTAAATGCTTCCATTTAGTTTCGCGACGTTCTGCTCGTTGTCCTTCGTATATCTGAAAAGCCTCGACAAGTTCCGGAAGCATTAGACGTTCGTATTGGTTGCCATATTTACCCGCTTTAAAGTTTGTCATTATGCAACGCCACTCTTCAATCTTCATGGCCGGAAATTCTTCGATTAAATAGTCGACCGCTTCTATGATGTGTTCGGTTTCCCGGATCGTCTTGTTATAGTTTAGATAGTCAAGCGTAGACTTTAGCAAGGCGGTAAGTGCGGCGTGCGTTTGTCTTGGGCAATGCTTAAATGCGGCGCGGACATTTGTTCCATGTTGCCACGCTTCCGCCGGTGTGATTTTAGAGCGACTCGAGATGCGCGCGATACTTTTCAGCGTCGAAGCCATTACTTGTTGTTGCCTTATTTCTAATTGGGTAGAATCCTTTCCACCCTTCTGCAATTGCGTATTCGATAAGTTCGATTGCTTTGTGTTCTTCATTTTGAGCAAGATTTGTGAGCTTTTTGAGTTGTGCTTGTTCAGTGTATTTGTTAGCGTACTTAAAATTAAACTGTTCCTTTTTGTATTGCTTCCATATATCCCAAGTTTTTTTGAACAATTCAGAGTCCCACGGATATACTATGTTAGTACTATGCTTAGTACTTTGGTTGTTATTTGGTATAGGTTCGACAGTTTCGGTATTTGCATTCGTCAATTTTGACAAATGGACGTTACCGGTTTTGTCATTTGCATTTGACAAAGTAAACCATTTAGTACGGTCGTACTTCTTGTCGTTGTAGTTGCCTGACTCTATTGCGCCGGCCTCTTCAAGCTTAGACAGTATTCGGCCAACTTTGCGCGCACTCCAATATGGGAATAACTGCGCCAAAGCCGACTGCGTGTTGTATGTCCAATACTTTCCATCACGGTAATTGTGATCGTTAGCCTCATTCTTAGCCACCCAATAGCGGATGTGGTGAAGCATTACTGCCTCATCCACTCCGTATTGTTCGGCGTCTATTCGTGAGAATGTGAAGTAGTCAATCATTCCGACAAAATACGCTCGTGGTGCATAACCTCCCAAACGATCTGCGAGGCGGTTACGTTTTTGTCTTTAACAATTTCCGGTGCATACTTTAATATGCCACGCGGGTTTCGTTTAATCCAACCGTTTATAGTAGCGGTTGTTATTCCCAGTTCTTTGGCCATTCGGGTTTGTGTTCCGTAATGTTTGCCAATAAACTCCTTGAAGTCTGATCTTTTCTTTTTCATTAGAACGGGCCGGGTAGTTCCACTTCTGGAAGTTCAACATTAGCCTCTTCTAAATCAAGCGCATACTTCTTGAGTTGCTTTGCAATGTTTACCGCATTTCTTAGGCTTACTTTGTCCGGTGGTGCTTGGTTCATTTCCCAATCCATAGCTGTTTTGATTGCCCATTGATTCATTATTAAATGCTGTCTTTTTTCGTCGCGGTCGTGAAAACTTGTTACCGTATTGCCCGTGCTTGTTGGATTGCTTCCAAAGTCTGGTCGGTTCAGCTTTAGCTTTTTACCAAACTTTCCTTCCGTTACTGTGTACGCAACTTCGTCGCCTACGTTCCAACGGTCAGGAGTCTTAGCTGAAACTTCGCCAACAGTTCCGTCTTCCAATTCAACTTCCGAAGTGTACATAGTCGCTCCGTCAAACTTACTTACGTAAGTGCCACTTGATTGCGTGGTCTTTATTTTGCTTGTTTGCATTGTTTAATAATTATAAGGTTTACAATTTATTTTATATTTAGTTACTGATTTTCCTATCTTCATTCCGGATACTCGTCCCAAATATCCCTCTTTACTTTTTTTATTTCGCCATATCTCGTTGTCTTTTTGAGTCCACAACAAGTCGTCTGCGTCGTCTTTACATAGTGCAAACCTAAGCTTCAAATAGTTCATGGCGTTCGGCTCTCCCCAATAAGTTATGTTTATAATCTTCTTGGCTTTTTCAACCTTGCGGATATAATTAACAGCGGAAGCTACGCCTACGAATCCGATATACTGACCTTCGACTTGCATCGTTATTCGCTTCTCGTAGGTTTTGTTTAACTCAAAGTCCGTTAGTCCGGGAGCTTGTAATGCGCATCCGCCTATGTCTAAAGATTCACCTTCTACACCCAAAATGGTGTAGCCGTATTCGTTTGATATGTCTACTAATACCTTGCTCATTTCTTCTTGGTTCTTGCGTTTATAATTGACTGCTTAAAGTCCTCAATGATTCGCTCTTCATTTGCGCTAATAACTTGTCGGCTGATCCATTCGCGCCACTCGTCAAAGTCGTGGATTGGTTCTTTGGGATATACTGTTTTCATTTTGCGTGTGGGTTATCAGCTTTTGCGTCGCGCGCTATGTAGTACGCATCAAGCTTTGTTTGTTCTTCTTTGAGTCGCTTTTGATGATATTGAATATTCCATTCAGCATCTTTAATTAGTTCTTCGAGTGTCATGTTGTTTATTGATTTGTTTAACATGGTGCTAAGATATAATAAAACTTCCATTAAACCAAAAGAAAAGTTTATTTTTATCTAAAGTTTATTTGTATTACCTTTGTGATATGATAACAAACGATCCATCCTCACCCTTGGCAAAGTTCATTACTTGTTTGATTGTTCTTCTTGCCATCCTCATGTCAATACACTTATTCAGATGATAACGAATTTTGCGAACGAAACCCACGAATTAAACGACTACGAGCGCAACACCTTGTTGCCTTTGCTTGTTAAAGGTTTAAGAACTAAGGTTGGTAAAGAAAACGCCGTAACTAATAAGCAAATATGCAAGGCGTTAAAAGAACAAGGCTACAAGCTAAACGACGCCCGTGTCCGTAAGCTTGTGCAATACATAAGAGTGAACCACATCGTGCCTTTAGTTATTGCAACGTCTAAAGGTTACTACATAGCGACAAGTAAGGATGAAGTAGAAAAGTATATAAAGTCGCTAACGGAACGACTGAACGCGATCCAAGAAACTCGCAACGCAATCATTAAACAATTAACCGGCGACAATGTAAATACAAAAGAAAACCTTCGTATATTTACACAGGCATATTGATTTGTTTGCCTTTGAGTGGCGTTGGACTCCTTTACATACCTTTCCACCCAACGTCGGAAGCCCTGCATCAACGGATGCGGGGTTTCTTTTTACCTATTAGTTCGATTCCCGGAAGGGTACAAAGCGGGACAGTTCTCGAACCCTATAAGACTACTCCCGGTTTTGGTTTAGGTTTGCCAAGTGGCATCATGCAATTAATGGCCGTGTGTCCTCCTAATATAACAGCGCATCCGATCGCTTGCTTCTTGAAGTTCTTGGCATACGCCGCCGCGTAGCTTTCCCAATCTATACCGCATCCAACTTGAGTTCCAAAGATTTTAAAGTTTCGTCCAACCATAATCTCCGTGTAAGCTTGCGTGTGTATATGGCCTTGCACGGTGCTTTGCATATCGTTCTTCGCTTTAGTCCTGGCCGTTCCGCCTTCGCCGTGGACGTATTGCACCCCGTCGTAAACGATCCGCTCTACCCAATTCCAAT